ATCCGGCGTGGGATGACGAGGGCGTCACGGTGGAGGCGCAGTCGGGTTCGGTTCGGCAGGTTGCCGCCGAGCTTGCGCAGGCCATCAAGGAGCGCAGCTTCCGGCATGGCCGTTCGGGCGTGCTGACGGAGCAGGTGTTGGCGATGCGCGTGGCGGACGGCGTGGATGGCGTCCGGGTTGTGTCCAAGGAGCGGGCGGACTCAGTGAAGGCTGCCGTGTGGGCCGTCAAGGCGGCGCTGGACTACTACGACGTGATGGATTCGATCGGGTGAGGGGCGCTGCATGCTGACGTCGTGGCTTGACCTGGCTGGCGCCTTGCTGTTGGTGGCTGCTGTGGCGGTTCTGGTGTGGCCGTGGTCGGCGGCGGGCGCGCTCGCAGCGGCCGGCGTCGGGGTGTTGGCGGTGTCATGGCTGGTCGACGCGAGGGCGAAGGGGAAGCCGTGAGCTTGTTCCGCAGATCGCTGGATTCCCTGCCCATGCCGACGTCGCCGCGGCCGGACCGGACGGGCCAGCGCATCACACCCGCCCCGTCGGCTTCGTCGGCCCTGCGTCACTCGGTGGTGTGGGCTGCGATCCATCGCAAGGCGTCACTGATCTCGTCCATGCCGGTCGACGTGTACCGCCGGCGCGACGGCGTGGCCATCGAGACGAACAAGCCGCCGGTCCTGGTGTCGCCGTGGAGCTATGCCGATGGACACCCCGAGTCGATCGCTGAGTGGCTCTACTCGTCGCAGGTGGCGCTGGAGTCCTACGGCAACAGCGTGGGAGTGATCCACTCCCGGGATGCGCTGGATCTGCCGTCGCAGATCGAGCTGATTAAACCCGAGCATGTGCGCTTCACGGTGCGCCGCCGGCGGATCGTCGAGTACCGGATCCACGGCGAGGTGGTCCCGTCGTCGAGCATCTGGCACGAGCGCATGTACGGCGCGCCGGTCGGGTTGTCCCCGATCGCCCATGCCGCGCTGACCCTGTTCGGCGCCGACATGGCCGCGCAGTTCGCGGCGGCGTGGTTCGGCGGCGACGCGATCCCGAACGCGATTCTGCGCAACTCTGAGCGGACCGTGGACAAGACGGCGGCCGATGCCGTGAAGGCGCGATTCCGTGAGTCGGTATCCACGGGAGACCTGTTCGTGGTCGGCAAGGACTGGGAGTACAACCCGATTCAGGCCAAGGCGGTCGAGTCGGCGTTCATCGACATGATGGACCTGTCCGACGTGCAGCTGTGCCGGTTCTTCGGTGTGCCGGCCGCCGAGGTCGACGTGGCGGTGAAGTCGTCCACGATCAACTACGCGAACATCCAGCAGGCGAACCTGCAACTGCTCGTGAAGCACCTCGGCCCTGCGGTGGACCGTCGCGAGGATGCCCTGAGCGCACTCACGGCACGGCCGCGATTCGTGAAGCTGAATCGGTCGAGCCTGTTGGCGATGGACGACAAGACGCGCGCCGAGGTCAACAAGATCCTGATCGACTCGCGCGTCAAGACGCCCAGCGAGGTCCGCGGCAAGGAGGACCTGGAGCCGCTCACCCCCGAGCAGGTCGCCGAGTTCCACGCCGTCTTCGGCAACCCCAACAAGCAGACCCCCCAGAAGGCGGAAGCATGAGCATGATCACGCGCAGCGCGGCCGCGGCCGCCCGGGCCGCCGGCGTCCGGCAGTTGGCCGACCGCCCGTCGCAGCGACGCAGCGCCGAGCACGGTTCGTCGACCCGTGCACCGTTCCGGGCTGCGGTGCAGTTGCGCGCCAAGGGCGACGACGAGTCGGTCCTGCAGTTCGACGGGCTGGCCGCCGCGACCGAGCAGGGCTACGAGATGTGGGACTGGTACGGCCCGTACACCGAGATCGTGTCGGCCGGCGCGTTCGCCAACACGCTGGCTCGGTCCGGCTTGGATGTGCCCCTGGTCCTAGGCCACGACCAGCTGCGTCGGATCGCCCGCACCACGAACGGCACCCTGACGCTGGAGGAGACCGACGAGGGCCTCCGCGTCCTCGCCGACCTCGATCCGGCCGATCCCGACGTGGCGTACATCGCGCCGAAGTTGCGCGCCGGGCTGATCGACGAGATGAGCTTCGCGTTTCGGATCACCCGCGGCCAGTGGTCGCCGGACTACACCGAGTTCCGCATCCAGGAAGCCGAGATCCACCGCGGGGACGTGGCGATCGTCGGCTTCGGTGCAAATCCATTCACGGACGCCGCCCTGCGCGGCTCCCCCGAGACTCCGCGGCGTGCCGCGGTGGCCCGCGAGGCGGGCCTGCTGCTGCAGATTCAGCAGCGCTGACCGCGCCCACCGCGCGACCAGTGGCACCCTCCCCGGGTCTCGCTCGGTCCTGCATGCCTGGTCGTCAGATCAACCAACCAACCCGAAAGGAATCGATCGTGAGGATCGAGGAACTGATCCGGCGCCTGCGCGAGCAGCTGAACGCCCGGACCATCAGCTACAACGAGTACACCGAGCAGCTCAACGCGCTGCGTGCGGCCAGCGAGCCGGACGCCGTACGCGAGGCCACCCTGGTCGAGCAGCGCTCGGCCGTGCTCGCCGAGATCGAGGTCATGCGTGGCCGGATCGAGGGCCTGGAGCGCGAGGCCGCGCAGGATGCCGCGGTGGCTCGCCTGCAGGAGCAGTCGGCGCCCGTCGACGTCCAGCGGTCCGGCGTCCAGGTGGGCGCGGAGCCCAACCCGGTCTACCGCCGCGACGACCTCGAGGTGTCCTACTTCCGCGACCTGTTCAACGGGGGCCGCGGCGACGAGCAGGCCCGGCGTCGGCTCGTGGCCGCGCAGGAGACACGCGCGCAGACCACGACCGCCGGGGCGGGTGGCGAGTTCGCGCCGCCTCTGTGGCTGATCGAGGACTTCGTGGCGCTGGCCCGGCCGGGCCGGATCACCGCGGACCTGATCGGCGCTCAGGCGCTGCCGGCCGGCGTGTCGTCCATCAACATCCCGAAGATCAGCGTCGGGTCGACCGTGGGGGTCACGCAGACGCAGAACACGGCGATCACCGAGAGCAACATCACCACGACGTCGATCAGTTCTGGGATCGCCGAGATCACCGGCAAGCAGACCGTGAGCCTCGCGCTCCTGCGTCAGTCGGGCACCTCGCTGGACCGGATCATCCTGTCCGACCTCGCCGAGGCGTACGCGGTGATGCTCGACCAGCAGGTCATCAACGGGTCGGCGGCGAACGGCCAGCTGCGCGGCATGATCACCGCGGGCACCACGGTCACGTACACCACGACCCAGCCGGCCGTCGTGTCCGCCACCGCGGTGAACAGCTTCTACATGAAGATCCTGTCCGCACAGTCGGCGCTGGCGGGGACCCGCTACCTGCCCGCGGACACGATCGTCATGCACCCGCGCCGGTGGGCGTGGGTGCTGGGCGCGCTCGACTCCTCGAACCGGCCGCTGGTCGTGCCGACGGGCGCCGGGTCCAACCAGGTCGCGGCGTCCGGTGCGCTGGTGCCGCAGGGCTACGCGGGCGAGATGCTCGGCACCTCGGTCTACGTGGACCCGAACATCCCAACGAACCGGGGCACCGGCACGAACCAGGACGTCGTGTTCGTCCTGCGGCGCGGCGACCTGCAGCTGTGGGAGTCCAGCGTCGAGACGGCCAGCTTCGACGCCACGTACGCCGACCAGAACTCGATCCTGTACCGGGTGCTGGGCTTCGCGGCGTTCATCCCGCACCGCCACCAGGCGTCGGTGCAGGTCATCGACGGCACGGGCCTCGTCGCCCCGGCGTTCGCCTGACAACCGCCCGCCCCTGATCAGGGCGGGTAGCGCGGCCCCGGGGCACCTCTGGCCCGGGGCCGCGCGCAACCCAGAGGAGACAGCGATGTGCAACTGCAATCCTGAGCCGCAGTCACGCGAGCGGCGCGACGCGGCCGACAAGCGGCAGCAGGCGGCCCGCGAGGGCCGCGACGTGCAACCCAAGGCCAAGCCGGACGCGGGGCGGGTCGAGCGGTGAAGTCCCGCGACCGGGTGGTCATCTCGTGGCCGGACCCGGGGCAGGTCGAGGGCGCGTTCTGTACGAGCATGATCGAGCTGGTCCGCTCGCGCGGGTCGCGCATCGACGGCGTGCTGCGCGTCGAGGGGGGGCTCCTGTCCCGCCAGCGCAACGAGATCGTGAAGCACTTCCTGGACGAGATGACGGCCGAGTGGCTGCTCATGGTCGACAGTGACGAGCAGATCACGCCGCAGGCGTTCGACAAGCTGCTGAGCGCCGCGCACGCCGACGAGCGGCCGGTGGTCGCCGGGCTGTACTTCGGGACGTGGCCCGGGAACCTGCTGCCCCAGCCAGTGCCGCATCTGTACCGTCGCGCCGATGACGGCGTGTCCGTGGTGCCGGTGATGGATTACCCACGGGACCAGATCATCGCGATCGACGCAGCCGGCACTGGGTGCATCCTGGTGCACCGTCGCGTGCTGGAGGCGATCCGCGAACAGGCCGATCCGCACGAGGGGCGCGACTGGTGCTGGTTCCGCGACCTGCCCGTGAATGGGCTGTGGCTCGGGGAGGACCTCTACTTCTGTCGGCGCGTGCGCGCGCTCGGCTTCCCGATCGTGGCCCACACGGGGGCGATCTTGCAGCACCGCCGCAGGTACTGGCTCGACGAGCGACAGCACGAGGCGCTCCGCGCCGCCGAGACGAGGAGGTAGGCCGATGGCTGACACGTTCCTGTCGCCCCTGGGTGATTACAGCGCCGTGGCGGACTTCTGCGGCGTGAAGTCGATGCCGCCGCCTGCTGGCTTTGAGCGGGCCGTGGACGCTGCTGCGCGGGCGGTCCGGTCCAAGTGTGGGCCGGTGCTGTCGGAGGCGCTCACGCACCGCATGTACGCCACAGTGGACGCCGTGGTGTTGCCGTACCGGGTGGCCGTGCTCACGTCGGTGACGCCGACGGGTGGCACGGCGGAAACCCTGACCGATTACTACGCCGATGGTCAACTGGTGCGGCGTGTCGACGGCGGAGCCATCGCCGCTGGGACGATCGCCTACACGTCTGGTTGGGCGCATGGGGACGTGCCGGCCGACCTGGTGGGAGCCGGTTTCGAGATCGCCCGGCACCTGTGGGTGACGCAACTTGGCAATCAGCGCAACGGAGGCAGCGGTGCGGATCAGCCCGGCGCCGCCTGGTTGTGGCCAAGGCAGGCTGAGGCGCTCGCAGCTGACTACATGCTCGCCCCGCTGGGGTTCGCATGAGGTCCAGTGTCGTGCCCGACCTGATCGACGCGATGGTCGCCCAGTTCGGTGCGCTTCCGGCTCTGGCCGACGTGACCGTCAGTGACGGTTACCCGCTGACCAACGAGCCGGGGACCTACCTGTTCGTCGGCGTGGACGATCCCGAGTCAGCTTCGCGGGCCGCGTCAGCGACGGCTACTCAGGAATGGCCGCATGCCACCGCGCACTCCCGCAACGAGGCTGGCGCGGTCACGCTCGCGTGCGAGTCGTGGAACGGTGACGCCGATCAGAAGGCTGCCCGCGATGAGGTGTTCCGGGTCGCCGCCGAGATTCAGACGGCACTGCGCGCTTCCACCACGCTCGGGGTTCCGGGCGTCCTATGGCTGAGCTTCACCAACCTACGCCTCGAGCAGGCACAAGGCGCGGGCGGCGCGGGCGCGCTGCTCACCTTCCAAATCGACTTCACCGCCCGCATCTGAGAGAGGACCACCCACATGAGCAGTGCAGCAGATGTCGCCCTGACCCTGAAGAAGGAAACCACCTACGGCACGCCCGTCACTGTGGACTCCAGTTTCGAGTTCCTGTCCGAGTCGCTCACCTTCAGGAAAAAGGTCAACGACTCGCCGGCCTACCGGTACGGCGCCGGGATCAAGTCGTCCGCTGGCCGTGTCGTGATGTCGACGGACGCCGGCGGGGACGTGAAGTTCGAGCTGGGTACGAAGGGCTTCGGGAAGCTGTGGGAGGCGTGCCTCGGTTCTTCGGTGTCGACCAAGGACGGCGCCACCACCGTCTACCAGCAGGTGCATACGATCGGCGGGACGCTACCGTCCATGACGGTGCAGAAGATCGTACCGTCCCTCAACACGGACGGCACCGGGTTCAGTGATGCGGTGTTCACATTCACGTCGGCGATGGTGTCTAAGTGGACGCTGGAGGTCCCGAACGCGGGGGTGGCGACCTTGGGTCTCACGCTCGACGCTCGTGACGTACTGACGGCGACCGCGAAGGTAACGCCCTCCTATCCGGCCGCGAACCACGTCCTGCACTTCGGTGGCGCCTGCCTGTTCACGGGCGCACTGACACCGCCGACGGCCACAGCGGCGGCGTCTGCGACATCTCCGGTGGCGAACGTGAAGGCGGTCACGATCGAGTGTGACAACGCCCTGGCGACGGACAAGACCTACTACTGCTGTGGTGGCGGCAAAAAGTCGAAGCCGTGGAAGGGTGTCCCGAAGATCACGGGCAAGATGACGGTCGAGTTCATCACGGGGTCCCCGTTCACGACAGCGTTCTTGGCGGATTCGGCGATGACGCTGCTGCTGACCCTCTCTGCGACGGAGAATGCCGACGAGAAGGTTCAGGTTGCGCTGTCCGAGATCCGGCTTGGTGGCGACTTGCCGCAGGCTGGCGGGTCGCCGGGGGTCATTGAGATGACGATCCCGTTCGAGGCGTACGCGAACGGCGTGGCCGCCCAGCCGCTGTGGGTCGTGAATCGCTGTTACGATACTGCGCTGTAAGGCAGCCCTTTAAGAGAGGGGATGCCAAGTGGCCGCGCTAACTGTCGACACGGACGAATATAAGGCGTTCGCGCAGAGGCTCAAGGCGGCCGATAGGAAGGTCGCTAGCGGACTACGCCGCCGCGTCCGGGACGCCGCCAAACCGCTCGGGGATGCTATTGCGAAGGAT